AAAGCACCGCTGTAAGCACCTGAAAGGAATTGCAGCGATCCGTTATCCAGCAGACCAATGCCATATCTAACGGGAGAACCGCCGTTATAGTTTTCAAGGGAAATTACGGGGTCATCTGTTCCACCAACCGTTCTAACTTGAATAGCGGTGCCGTAACTTGTGTTTCCGGGGTGGTCAACAGAAAGACTTGCGCCGGGGCTTATGGTCCCCACCCCAACTTTATTATTCGCCGCATCCACAAACAGCGTGTTGGTGTCCACGGTCAGGTTGCCAGAGATAGTTACATTGTTCGGCAGGCCGACCGTGATGGTCTGCCCAGACGCCGAGGTCTCAATTTCGTTGGCCGTCCCCGCAATCGTAAAGGTCTGGCTGTCCAGATCGACAGCGCCCGTGCCGGTGTCGCCAGCGAAATCCAAATCCTGCGCCGTGACCTGCGCATCCACATACGCCTTGATCGACTGCTGCGTGGCCAAAGCCGTATCGCTGTCGGACGCCATGTTGTCTTCGTCGAGGATGGCGTTTACTGCGCCGCCCGTAGCAAGAGTAACCCCGCCGTCCTTCAGCAAGACGCCGTCAACAGTAACGCCAGATGTAGCCGTCTGCTCGTTGATCGTGTTGGTGATAACCTGACCTTGGGATGTGATGTTGCCCGTTGCCGTAACGGTGGTGAACGCACCGGTGGAGGGTGTGGCCGAGCCAATAGCCACGTTGTCGGCGGTGCCGCCATTGATGTCCGCGGTGGTCAGAACCGCGGAGTTGATCGTCATGACGCCAGTGGAATCAGCAATAGTAGCCGAGGCGGTGCCATCATTGGCGTTGATGTTGGTAGCCTGAACCGTCGGAGTAGTGACCGAAGTGGTAACAATGATCGCCGCAGGCAGGCCCACGGTCAGCGTCTGACCAGAGGCCGAGGTCTCAATCTCGTTTGCGGTACCCGCGATAGTCAGCGACTGGCTATCAAGATCAACTGCACCAGTGCCGCTGTCGCCAGCAAAATCGAGGTCTTGTGCGGTAACCTGTGCGTCAACGTAGGCTTTAATCGACTGCTGCGTAGCCAGAGCTGTCGCGCTGTCAGACGCCATGTTGTCTTCGTCGAGGATCGTGTTGACCTGCACACCGGTGCCGACCTTCAGTGTGGTCATGCTGGTGACCGCCTCTACGACGTTTGTGCCATCGCAGAATACGAACTTGGTCTCGCCATCCTGCACAGCGACGCCCGTGCCCGCAGAGGTTTTGACCGTGATGATCTGCCCCGAAGCGTTCTTAGCGATATAGATTTTGGTCTGAGTCGGGCAGATAACTTCGCCTGCACCCGTGAGCGCCGTGCCGGTATCCGTAAATTCCAACATCGCACAGCGAGATTCAGAAGTGGTCCCGTTTGCTGTGGTCAGCGTGTGTGCGTTGGCGACCCAAGTGTTGATGACCGCGCGCCCTGCAATGGCCTCTTCGACCATCGACGTGATGTTATCGTTTACAACATCGCCCCACGTGCCGCTGAGTTCACCCTGAACAGGGAGGGCCAGCTTAAGAATCGTCGTGTATTGCGTAGCCATCTAAGACCTCATGCAGCTATATCAGCCCAACCGGGCGTTTGGGTTTCAGGCACGCTACTCCAGTTCGGAGACTGTGCGTCAGAGACGCTGGACCAATTTGGAGATTGCGCACTAGGCGGAGCGCCCCATCCGGGGGATTGTGAATCGTCTATGCTTTGCCAGTTTGGATTTTGGTTGTCATCAACCTGCCCCCAAACCAGCACGGTGCTTACCACACCGGTTGCTGCAGTGCCCGTAACCGGTACAACTGCGTTTGCCGTCGTCGTGACTGTACCAAGAACCGCGGTCCCAGACAATCCTGTAACTTGTACTGTTGCGCCAAGCGAAAAGGCTATAGTCCCAACCGCTGTCGTAGCAGAAAGTCCGTTTGGATAGACATTCGCGTCAGAGCTTGTGATAACTGTACCAAGCTGTACGGTGCCTTGGACCCCAGCTGGGAAGACATTCGCTCCTGCCACAATAGTGGCGGTACCCACTTCACCCGTGGCTTCGACGCCTGTAACAGCTGCGTTTGCGTCAGCAGTGACCGCGACAGTGCCTAGCTGTGCAGTGCCCTCAACCCCGGTGACATCAACATTTGCTTCGGCGACGACTGCAACAGTGCCAACTGCGCCCGTGGCTTCCAGCCCACTTGGGTAGACATTCGCTCCTGCGACTACTGTTACAGCACCAGTCTCTCCGGTACCTTCTACGCCTGTCGCGAAGACGTTAGCTTCAGCGACGATGGCCACGTCGCCCACCACCCCGGTGGCCTCAACCCCGGTTGGGTAAACATTTGCCTCGGCGACAATAGTAACAGTGCCGACACTACCCGTAGCGGATAGCCCGGACGGATATACATTCGCGTTAGCAACAACGGTTACGGAGCCAACGGCACCCGTAGCGAAGGGCATCTGTACATCGCCACCCCAAGCTGTATCGCCCCAACCACCGGACGACCAGCCCCTATATGTGACGAGTACACCAGCCATTTAGGCTACCTTACGCGATGCGTAGGATGGCGTTCGATGCGTCTGCCGTCGGGAACTGGATGGTGAAATCACCTGCGGTCGAAGTCTTATCCGAACCGAAGTCCAGAACCGCAACTGCTGGGTTTGTGCCACCATCCGCCTTGTAAATCAACGCGCCACGGGCAGTGATCGTAGCAGCCGACCAAGTCGTGTCGTTAAAATCCAAAAACGCGGTAGTGCCTGACGTAGTGGGGGCCACAACGGTAAGGGTGTTGCCACCTGCGGTATAACCTGTGCCCGAGACTTCATTTGTCACGGAATACGCGGTGGTGGCCGCTCCGAGCGTCGCCGAGCTGGTGTACAATGCGATCTTGAATACCTGTGACGTGTCCGAACTAAAATCCATCTCGCCATCGAGAAGGGCTTTTTTGAAGGATGTGCACATCGCTTGTGTGATAGCCATTGGAATCTCCTTAGCTTACTGGGTTGCGTACCTGCCCAGAGCGGTACGTATCTTCGCGGAGTTTACCATCTCCGAGGTTTTTAAGCAGTCCGATGGCTTGAACGTACAACTTTTCGTACATCGCCACGACGTCTTGCTCACCTTTCATGAAGCGAATTGCTTCGATTAACGCGCCATTTAACAACGCGGAATCAAACTCATCCCCAAGCCATGTCGTTCCCGCGGTCACGATGGACTCAGGATAATACCCATAATGCAGCTCCATTCCGTACGCTGCATCCGGGGTTGGTCCGAGGATGAAGGTGTTGTCGTCAAAATACGCGTAGTGTTTGGGCAAACCAGTAGCTGTAGGACCGGGATAAGCCTCACGAATGAAGTTCACGTCCTTGTTGAGCAGGTACGAGTAATTACCGCTCCCGTCGATGACAGCAAGGCTGTAGCTGTACAAGAAATCACTGGGTGTCGAGAGATATTTATTCGACGATGTGAGGTTCCCAGTCACGTTCTTACGCAGGGCAGGAATCTGCACTGTGTTATAGATTTTTTGTTCAGCCTGCTGTGTGAACATAGCGAGCTGAGCATCTGTGAAGGAGTTTTCACAGATGTCTTCAATATTGGTTTTCAGCTCGGTGTAGTTCATGTCTTAGCCCATTGGCCCCCGTGCCATGGTGCCCTTGGTTGCTGCGCCGGTACCACGAATCTTGATACCGCCAGCTTTCTTCGCGGGCTTCTTCATCTTCTTCTGTTGGTTGGCAACTTTGCCGCCCATCTTCATCTTCTTTGTGCCACATCCAGCCATGTTTTGTCACTCCTAAGAAGTTGTTACGGTAACCTGTCCGATAAACCCAGTGCCTACAACTGGACGGACAGGGATGATCTGTGCGCGACTCTGCGCGTACTCCGGGCTATCAGGGCGCGGATTGCGGATAGCCTGCGGGTCATCAACAGGGAACTCCCCGAGACGGAGCTGCGGATGATCTGGGTCCCAGCATTCTTGGCAGGCTTTGACGTTGGTATCGCGGTTCTTAACAATCAGGTTGCGCAACGTACGCAAAGGGTACTGGAACCCGCAGACATCGCAGATTCCGAGCGCCTTCTGTGCGGAAGCGAACCTATTGCCCATCAATACCTCCCAACACGAGGCACAAAGCGGGCAGACGTCTTCTCACGATCCTCGCCTGCAGCGAGGTCAAATTGCGCGTCGTACTCTGCTTTCAGGATGCCAAGTCGGTCGCCGAGTTCCGGCACCTTCATGGCGATATGGTACGCCAGCCCAGCTACAAGACAGGGGAGGAAGCGGAAATTTACATCCGCAGTCTCGATACCCGAGCCAGCGTCTTGGATACGGCGCATACGCCAGTATTTAAGGGTGTAATTGTTGCTGTCTGGCACCGGCCAGATGTTGATCCGCGGAGCGTCCCGCAGGCGCTCAATCCATATTTGAATTGGGCGACCGGTATCCGTTTTATTGGGGATGGACGCGTAGGTGCTAACACTAATCCGCGAGATCGTAAGGTCTTGTTGCGTAGAGCCGCTACCCGTACGGATAACCTGCTCTAGCAAATCAATGGTATCGGCGGGCAACGTGTACTGTCCGGTGCCCTGAGTCAGGCTCACTGTGCCCTCGTCAATGGTCCACAGATTGATACCGCGGTTCTGCCACTCGATTGTCATCAAATTCATAGAGCGACGCGCGGTACGAAGATCGTAGCCAGACCGCATCTCCCGGCCCGCACGTTCCCATGCTTCCTCGGCGATCTCCGTGAAGTCCATGTTAAACGCTGTGGTGCCCGATGTTGTCATGTTACCGGCCCTCCAACAAGCCATGCTTCACAGGTGCGAGCACCGGCGCATTTGAAGTGGAAGAGTTGGCAGTATCCGAGGTTAGCGGCATCTACGACGGCTTCAGAATCCGAACGCTCAAACTCTTCGTCACCCGTAAGCCCTGAGACAATGCAATCCATCATCTTGGGGGTTTGGATAAAGGCAGCACAGTTACCGCAGCGGGCAGTTTTGGCCTCGTCAACGGATATGTCCCACAAATCAGCGAGCCGCTGCCAGAATTTTTTGTTATCTTCTTCTGGATTCATCGGCCCATAGCCGTAATCCTCGATGGCGTGATTCCTATTTTTTAGGTTCTCATGCACGTCCTGAGTCGCGACAGGGCAGGTCGCGGGGTCCTTATAACCCTTAGCGATTGACGATCCCCGCGCTGTTGTAGGTCTACGTGCCATCAAGTCTTCCGTTTTGCAGGCGATACCCGTCGCGGTTTTCCCGCTGGTTGCCCTAGTCGTTTCTTCTCGGCGACCTTCTTGCTCTTCTCCGAAGAACTCATTTCACCGCTTGTCTTGGGGGTCTTGCTGGATACCCGTTTGCTCGGTCTGCAATATGGAGTACCCCGGCTTTCACCCTCTTGGCGTCCACAAGGCTTGCCAGTACGCACATCTTTCCAGTCCTCTTTGAACCAGCGTTTAAGTGCCGCACCTTTAGCTGTCTTGCGTACCGCCATTACTTCTTTCCTTTATTCCCCCAGTTCTTCGCCCCAACCTTGCGGCATTTGGCGATAGCCCCAGAGGCGTAGGCGGACGGGAAGACCTTATAGCGAGACTTAACCTTGCTATAGCAGGCGTCCTTCACCGCCCCACCTTTTTTGTAGTAAGCGCGCATTACATCATCTTGCAGGCGCGCACGCCTTTTTTGGCCATCCCTGCACCACGGACTTTTCCGCCCGCCTGCATCTTCTTGACCTTACCGCCCATCATCATGCCGGGCGCAAGGCTGCGCATATCCTCTGCTTCACGCATGGACGCGCGATTGCCGCGACCCACTGCGGTGTCAGGGGACATATCCATCTCCATGTCTTCTGGGCGACGACGCGGGCGCATCGAACGCTTGGGAGCCATACGCGATCCTTCCATGTCCTCGGGACGCATCTTAGGACGCGGCGAAGAAGACATACCACCAGCCTGATACTTTTTCACGGTGCCACCTTTCTTGAAAACGCCGCGCCCCTTCAGAACGTCAGCTTGAGTTACCTTGCCGTCCCCAGTGAGGTCGGGGAGCTTTCCACCTTCTTTGTAACCTTTTGCGGGCTTCTTCATGAACTTTTTTGCAACCTCCTTGGAGATGCCCATGCTAGGATCATTGTAGGCCATTGCCATAAAAAGCCGCTGTTTTTCAGACTTTGCAGGCATCTCAACAATTCCACGCTCTTAAACTCTTGTTGATGCGCGAGTTCGGATCATTCTTCGTCTTCTCGCTCGTCAA